AAGTTACATTACCTATTAATGGTATTAAAAAGAAATTTGCTAGAAATCCTAAAACAAACGAGGTTTATGATTTAGATAGTTATAATCAAGCTGTAGAATTCGGCGATGAGGGTGATCTTATTCGCGTAGGTAAATTAGTTAAAAAACCAGATGGAAAATATAAATTTGTTCCAATTGCTGCTTAAAGATAAAAAAAAATAAATATTTAATGGAATATAACGATAAAAATTTATGCGATAAAATAAACGAATTATTCGCATATTTTAGTTGTTCTTTAAACAAATATTGTTCTTATTTTTCATAATCATATTAAATTTTATATATTAAATATGATTATTACTTACTTACTTGCCCAGGCATTATTAGCAATTACTTGTTTAAAATATGAGATATTGGGCGATGCTGCTATATATTCTAATTCAGCATCTCTCTTTCTTCTTTTCTTATTATTATCTTTAATTATTAATCCGTTTATAGGTATACTTTTTATTTCTTCTTTTTCTACTATTAATGTTATGGAATCTATACTTCCAATACTCATGCTTCTAGATTCTATACTATCAATACTTTCTGAACTCATCGTTCGTCTTTTATTAATAATTAATTCTTTGCTATTTTTTCTACTCATTGTATGTATTAATACATAATATTTTATTTTTATATTTAATTCAATTTTTCTATTATTGATTTACAAAATTCTATTATCTTTTCTTGGTTTTCTAGCAATATTTCAAATTCTTTTTTATTTATTAATTCTTCAACATAATTATTTTTTTCTTCTGTTATCATCTTTTCTCGTGTTTTTCTCTTTAATTTGCTAAAAATGTCGTTCACTTCTAGTTTTATAATATTTGAAGTGCTCGCACTCTCTACTGAGGATTGTATTGATTGATTTAGTATAGTTTCTTGAATAGGTACATCCTCTTGTGATTGTAAATCAAATGTCACTTTTTTATCCGAATCAATAGGAATTTCGGGTAAGGGTTTAACTTCTTTAGAATTATTTATCCATTCTTCTGCCTCTTTTGATATTTGTGGTATATCTAATTCTCTCTCTCTATTAGCCATTCTTTCAGCTATAAGTCTATCCATATCATCTCCTATTGGTTTATCCCCATCATCTTTAAATTTGGGCTCTTCTGGAACTTTGGGATTAATATATGTATTCAGATTATCCTGTTGTTGTTTCAATTCATTGTTGAAATTATCTTCACGCTGTTTTGATAGGTCGTCTGATGTATAAATCATTTGAACTTTACTTGTTTTTACTGGTTTATTTTTTTCCGTGTTAATTTTATAAATTAATTCTTCCATAGCCATTTTATTTTTCGTCATTAAATCACTATTTGGTTTGGAAGTCTCTATATAATTAATAGTCTCTTCTAAAATTCCTTGAATTTTGGGAAATTGTTTATCATCAATGCCTTGAAAAATATTACTTTCTTGGAGTAAACCCCAAATAAGTCCTTTATTATCATTACTATTAAATTCCATAATACTAATAATATATCTATTTTTATATTTATATTTAATTTCCATTAAAGTATTTCTTTCTCAATTTAAATACTTCTTCGTCTGGAATCTTATTCTTTAAAAAATAATCTTTGTCTTTATCCTTCAACATTTGAATAATAAAATATAGGCAATACATTCCACATTCCGATTCTGTTTGTTGATGTTCAAGTTTATTTATCAACACATCAAAATCTATACCTATTTGTTTACCTTGATTCGTAATTTTTGTTATTAATTCTTTAACTTCTTTGGGTGGAGGATTGCCATTACTATCAAAATAAATTATATATTTCTCTTTTATATTAATAAATAGAGAGATCCAATGTTCTCCATCTTTATAGTGTGGATCTGTATTCAAAATTATACCTATTTTATTTTTATGTCTTTTTATCATATCACTAATGTTTAATTTACATAATTCCTCCCACACACATTCACCATATAATTTATGGTGATCAAAATCAATAGGCGATGGACCCAAAAATTCAAAACATTTGTAATACTTCTCATATTGTTTCATTACTGCTTCTATATCTAAACTACTTAACCATTCATCTGTTTTCCAAATTTTTGGCGATTTTGGAGCAAATGTATAATTTAATAACTCGCTATCTACTTTTCCTTCCATAAATTTACTTCTTAACCAACACGACTCTCTATCACAACTACTTGACATATTTTCTCTTAATTGATGCCATATTTCTTTAGATTTATTACTAGTTATTTTATTACGAGGGTGTCGAGCATTCCATAATTTTTTCATTTTAATCAAAGCATTATCACTATAACATGTGAAATTTTTTTTATCCGGATTTGGACTACAATTTACTTTTTTGTATCCATCCCTTTGATTTTTTTTTGTTTTTTTTTGGTTAGATAATTCATTACTCCTTTTTGTTTTTCTCTTCATAAATATTATTTATATTTTTCTTTTTTTTTAATCCTTTTGTTTTATGTTCCTTTGTTTTAATATTTACAATTTCTTTTTTTGGTAGTATTTTAGATTTTGGTTTACTATTTTTCTTGATAATAAATGTATCTAAATTTATTTTTTTAACATCTTCTTCCTTTGCGAATAATATATCACATTTTGATATATCATATTCATCTACATCACAATTATTACAACTAGAATCTATAATATTACTATACTTCTCTTGTATTATATCCTTCTTATCTAAAAATTTAAGATAATTTATACATGATTTTGTATAACTATCAAAAGTACTATACAATTGTAAATCCTCTACATCATTCCTAAATAATTTTTTAGTTAAATCAATTACTCGTTTTTTATAAAATTTTTTATCTGACAAAAATTGTTTATCATTATGAAAGTCATTTTTTTTCATAACATGTTCATATTGTTGTTTGTTCGCAAAACAGTTTAATGTTATATTATCGATTTCATTCATTGAAATATCCATTTAATAATTTCAATGAATTTAATATTCTATTTTTTACATACAAGAACTATCTTTTAATTGATATCTTGTGTGATTATTGAATAAACTGTTTCCGAGATTTTGAACATTTGGATTAAAAGGCTCTAAATCTGGCTTCTCAAACAACAATGGATGAGTTTGTTTTTGTGGAACATAATCTACCTTCGTTTGATATAAATCACTAGTGGATTTGGGAACAAAATCTGATTGTTCACAGTTTTGTAATGCGAAAAATTGATTTCTTAAACTAGATTCAACATTCACATTATTAGAAAAACCATTCCATGGTGCTTGAGCATTTCCTGGGTTAAATATGGCTTTTGTTGAATAAGGGGTATATTGATTTAATGGAACTGTTGTTTTTTTGTATTGATCTAATACTTGCATATATCCGTATTTTGTTGCTACTGGTCTTATACTATATTGTGGTTGAAGGCCAGTTGATGGCACATTTCTATCAGCTATTCTGTTATTTATATCATCTACCCTTCCGTGATTACACGTATACATACCGTTAATTACTCCAAACATTGTATTAATATATAACCAGAATATATTATTTTCATAAAATACCTAAAGCCTTAATTATTATTATTTATATGTGCGGAATATTTGCTGTGTTACAAAAAATATCTTCCTTTAATCAGTCTATTTCTAAATCCATTATATCAAAAGAATTTATGAAAGGACAATCTAGAGGTCCTGAAAATAGTGTATTAAAGGAAATCAATAACAATTTAATATTAGGATTTCATCGTTTAGCTATTAATGGTCTAGATGATATATCTAATCAACCAATTTGTATTGATGGAGTATATTTAATTTGTAACGGCGAGATTTATAATTATAAACATATACTAAAAAATCTTAATATTACTCCTCAAACTAATTCTGATTGTGAATGTATTATTCACTTATATAAAAAATATGGTATTCAATATACGCTAGAAAATCTTGATGGCGTGTTTTCCTTTTTGATATATGATTCTAATATTCAACAAATATATGCTGCTCGTGACCCATTTGGTGTTCGACCAATGTATATTGGAACCAATAATGAAGATATTGTTGTTATTTCATCACTACTTAAACAAACTGAAGGTTTTAATATCCGAACAACAGATTTTCCTTCTGGTTCCTATATTAATATTCATATTTCATCAATGAATATTCTTCATATATCCGATTATAAAAAATATACCAATTTTAACTACAATATGGGTTTAATGCCTATCACAAATATTGATTATTGTTATTCTACTATATATAATCTTCTTATTGAATCTGTTAAAAAAAGAGTTATTAACTCAGAAAGAAATTTGGCTTGTTTATTGTCGGGAGGATTAGACAGCAGTTTAATATCAGCTATAGTAGCAAAATGGGTTCCTAAGGGTCAATTACAAACGTTCAGTATTGGTATGATGGGAGGATCAGATTTAAAATACGCTAAAATGGTGTCTGATCATATCAACAGTAATCATACAGAAATTATTCTTTCTGAACAAGAATTTTTTGATGCTATACCCGAAGTTATTTATAATATTGAAAGTTATGATACCACTACTGTTAGAGCAAGTGTTGGAAATTATTTAGTTGCTAAATATATATCTGAACATAGTGATGCTAAGGTTATATTTAACGGAGATGGTTCTGATGAATTGACCGGTGGATATATGTATTTTCACAACTGTCCTAATAATATGGAGTTTGATTATGAATGTAAACGACTATTAAATGATATTCAGTATTTTGATGTATTAAGAAGTGATAGAACTATTTCATGTCACGGATTGGAAGCAAGAACTCCGTTTTTAGATAGAACATTTGTTAATAATTATTTATCATTACCTATTGAATTTAGAAATCATAATAATAACAAAAATAGCAATAATAAAATCGAAAAATGGCTGCTTAGACAATCTATTCAAGAAAATGATCCAGAATTGTTACCAAATAATGTATTATGGAGGTCTAAGGAAGCTTTTAGTGATGGAGTCAGTTCACATAACAAGTCGTGGTATGAAATTATTCAAGATAGGTTAAACAGTCAATATTCTGAAAATGATTTCAAAAGCAAATGTGAAAAATATAATCATAATAAACCTACTACTGTAGAACAATTATATTACAGAGAAATATTCGAATCTCATTTTCATAATAAAGCTAAAATTATTCCATATTTTTGGATGCCAAAATATTCAAATGTTACCGATTCTAGTGCTAGAAAATTAGATATTTATAAAGAAAAAAATAAAATGTCCAAAACAAATCTTACTATTGATGTTAATTGTTAATATAGTCATTAAAAATTTATTATATAAATATTTTATATAATGAATTTGAAATATCAAGAAATTATATTTGATTGGGTACTTTACTTATCTTGGATATTATATTTTACTGCGTATTTTGGAATTATGATGTCAGGTACAACTCATCAAGAATTTATGGAATTATTAGATACTTCTATGAAATATTATATTTCATTATTTTTAATTATTCGATTCAATCCTTTTTATAAATCTAATTTTACTAATTTTGATAGAAAGGTAGTCTTTTCAGCGGGAATATTTTTAATTACCACCACAGCATTAGGACAATATGCTAAAAAAATTCATTTTATGGAGGAATCTATGAAATTTTTACGTGTGATTAGATAATTTATTTCTTTTTTAGAGATTTGTTTTTCTTTTCTTTTTTTCTTCTTTTTAATGATTTACCATTACTTTCATAAAAATATTGCTTTAAATGTTGTAACATTCGTTTACTCACAATCTCATCTACGCTTTGTTCTTCTTTTTCTTTTTCGAAAACTTTATAATTATATTTTTTAAATTCTTTTTCTATGGAATTTACAAACTCTTGTTTATCTTTTACAGCTTTACCTAATTTAGAGTCTAGAAATTTTAACATCATATGTTGAATACTTAATTTATGATAATATGGTTTTACATTTATATAATACACTTTATCATCGCTCATCCCAGAGTGATAGACATCATCTATAAAACAAATCTCAATATTTTCTGGAAGTTTTGTACAGCTAATAAAATCATTAATTGTTTTATCATGTGATGTTCTTCCCATCTCAATCTGCTCTCCTCTAACTTTAAATGCGGCTATTATTTGATCGAATAATTTATAATTTAATTCTTTATCAAAATAATTTTTTATATTTATAGCCCATGATTTATCCCCTTGATTATTTGTATATATCATTATTTTATAACACTTATTTTCTTTCTTTTTTTGTTTAAGATATTGTAATATAGATAATATTTTTGGTCTTAGAAATTCCGGAAATAAATTTAATAATTCATTAAAATTCTTTTCGGAATATTCATTATTCTTAAAATAATAATTTAAACAGTCGCAAAATATACCAAATTCTGTAAAATATCCCAATGTTTCATCTAAATCAAATACTACTATTTTATAAGGTTTTTTAATCATATACAATATATATTTATAAAAAATCTCACCAAATAATATACTTTAATGGATTTGTCCCAAACAGATTATAAAAAAATTATTCATTATTATCAAATAAAAAAACAGAAAAATAAGACCTATAAAGAATCTGCTGAAGATATATTAGCTAATAAACTGTGTAAATGTATCAAAAAAGTTAGACCATATGATAATAATGAGGATGCTGCTATAACTATTTGTCGAGATAACATATTTAAAAAAAGAGGTATTGATTTTTACAACTTTAAATGTAAAAAAGGAAATAAACTAGTATCTAAAAAAGGAACTAAAAAGAATTTAAAGAAGTTTAGAAAAAAGATTGGATTTAATAAGACAAAAAAGGCAAAAAAAATAAATAAATGTAATAAATGACCAAACTCGAAGAATTGATGATAATAGCTCAAAATATTCCCTATATTGAACCTTCTAGTCAAAATTCAGACGAATGGACATCCGATGAACTTATTTATAAATCTATTCATATATCTTTACATAATGAAATTCAAATTCGTGCTGGATTACATATGTGTAATAAATTTCCTCCGTTGAAATTAGTTTATAAGCATATTTTATCTGGTTATATCAAATTTTTTACGGATTTAAATACCAAAGTTGTATCTAGTCAATCAACTTATTAAAATTTAAAATTGAACGTAAATAATAACAAATAATATTTATTATTATTCACACCTATGAACTTTAAGATTTTCAACGAACTCTGTAAATTTATACTATTTACTTCTAAAAAATACAATATTGATAGCTCGCATGACATAACTCATAGTATGGATGTTCTACATTATGCTCATAATATTTATAAAAAGGAAGTTTATCTAAATCCTGGTATTAAATCACATGAAAATATTATTTATTTAGCATCTACATTACATGATATGTGTGATAAAAAATATATGAAAGAAGAAGAAGGACTCCATAGTATGGAGTTATTTCTTAAAGATAAAATTAAAATAAGCGATGAAGAGAGAAATGTTGTTTCTAGTATTATAAATACTATGTCTTATTCTAAGGTAAAAGTAAATGGATTTCCTAATTTAGGTATATACCAATCGGCATATCATATTGTTAGAGAAGCTGATTTACTAAGTGCTTATGATTTTGATAGATGTCTTATTTATGGATTAAATGTCAGAGGCGAAAATTTTGAAAATACATTCACTCGAGCTGAAGAGTTATTTAAGAATAGAGTTTTAAGACACGCAGAAGATAATTTGTTTACAACTGAATACGCAAAAACATGCTATCCTGCTTTACATTTACAAGCGATTAATAGGATTTCATCATGGAAAAGAATACTACATATTTCATCTTAAATATATATAAATATTATTTATAAATATATAACAAATGCCCAAACCAATAATAAAAAATAAAAAAATCAAAATTCCTCCAGTTGATTTTTTTTATGAGACATCAATTGAAGAACATACTGTTAGTAAAATAAAGGAAACATATGACGATGTTAAATACAGATTCCCTTGTAAGGATTGTCAAGTTGAACCAGTAGAATCTAAAATAGTGGTTAAAGATACATATCATCCTACATTTGTCATTGTTCGTAAACAATATTGTCTTCACTGTTGGTTAAAACGAATAAATAGTTGATATATTTTCCACATTATTTTTACAGATAAATATACAATAATGTTTTAAAATTTATTACTTTGTCTCTCTTCATAAACAATTGATACAAATAACAATATAGCTACAACTAAAGCGATTAATACTATTACCATTTATGATTTTATTACTTTATTACTATTGTAATACATATTTAACAAAAACTATTTCAATTTTTTAATAAGAAAATTTGTAAAGACGGTATATTTCGGTATTATTTATTGCTTTCTTTTTTTTGTTCTCTTTGTTTTCTTTCTTTTTTTTATTTTCCGTTTACCTCCCATTTGTTGTATATTTGTTATTTGTGGATTTATGTTACAATTATCTATATAAATATTACTTCTTTCTTTTTGAAAAATATTTAAATATTTCCATTTAATGTTAACGCTATGAACAAACACATTACTTTGTTTAACGGCAAATATTTGTTCCCATATTTGATAATCAAAATCAATCATTGGTAATCCGTTTGCAGGCAGAACAGTTGAACTCTTCCATGGAATATTACTTTTTTTTTTAATTTTACTTGCCATAGGTTCAGGTATAAAAATAGCAAATCCGTTTTGAATTATTTCACCCTCACTCATATCTTGTTCATCATCAATTATAGGTTCCTTACCCTCATATTTACATATAGCTCCATTACCAAATTGATCACCATCCACACTGTTACCATTCACTATTTCAAAATATTCTAAATAGTTATAATTCATATATGGAACATTACCACCAGTATAATTATAAATTTCGTCACTTGTGTTTAGTGTTTCACTAAAACCTGCTCCATTCGGGTCATATATATCAACCTTACATGATTTCTGGATATATTGAACTATTATACCATTAATACCATATGTGTTTTCATTACTATCCGAAATAGTAAAGTCTATAGTACTTCTGAAATCTCCACAATCTCCATTCTCATTCCACGGTTTTTCTTCCTCATCATCTCCAGATCTATAATTACATAAAATTGTATAATCCATTTAAAATATATGTATATTATTTTTCATTCAAATAGTCTAATGCTGATAATATGATTTTTTCCTGATCTGTCAATTTTTGAAAGATAAAACACTCATCTATTTTTATTTGAAATTTTTTATTGCGAAAATTTTTACAAACAACTTGAATACCTCCTTGACATATTTTAATATCTATAATAAGTCCTCCTTGTGTAAGAGAAATATTCGTTGGGTCTTTTAAATTAATCCATCTTATATATCTTCCATATTGAATATCCGATAAGTCATCTACATATCGATACTCTTTTAATTTTGTATGATATTCTTTTAATTTCTCTCTAGACAACTGTAATTGTTGTAAGTAATCATTTTTCATAGATTTAATTTTGTTTGAAGTTAAGTTATTCATGCTGGAGTTATTTTCATTGTCTAATGATTTTAATAAATAATTAGAGTTATCTTCATTCATATAAATTAAATGTTATTATTTTTAAATAATATTTAATATTTATCTATTCAATGATTTATCCCCGAAAACCCCTATTAGCCACAACCCAAAATATGGATTTCGGGAATTAGGGGGATAAATTTATCAAAACACCTACATATCTAAACAAGAAATTTATAATATTGTATTTTATGAATCACTAGATGATGTAGTAGTTTCACTACATTATGTAGTAAAGAAATATGAACTGAAAAAAGTGAACTGTCAATGATACTTGTAGGTATTTTCATTTGTACTTTTTTTCACAGACCTAAATCGAAAAATCAAAAATATACACAACTAATTGTTGTATATTTTTCAATATTGGAAATAGGATTGGAAAAAGTTGTAAAAAAGTGGTTGAGAGCATAAAGGTAAGAACGCAAAAAAAATAATTTTTGATTTGTTACTGAAAAATTTTAATACTTTAATAAAAACAATTTAGGGGTAAAATTCTATTAGCCATATATATGGGTAAAATGCTAATAAAAACCCCAAAAAAAAACCCCAAAAAATATATTTGTGAATCTTGCTCCTTCGAATGTAGGAACAAAAAAGATTATACACGCCATTTATCCACTACAAAACACCAACGGCTAACAAATGCTAATGGATTACTAATGGAAAAAACCCCAGATGATAAATCATCTCATATATCCTATGTTGTCAGTCCAGTGTTACCAAAAGTCAGTAACAGTGAAACAGTAAAAAATGGGGTAAAATATAAAGAGCATTTTGAATGTGATGGTTGTGGTAGAGTCTATTCACATTTGTCATCATTATGTAAACATAAAAAAATCTGCTTCAACAATGAAGTGGTAACTAATGAAATGGTGACAACACAATTGGCTACTTTATCAAAGGAAAAAGAGAGTGAATTTAAAGAATTAGTATTGTTATTACTTAAGGAGAACCAAGAAATTCAAAAAAACTTTATGGATATGCTTCCACATATCAAGGGAAACATAACTAGTAATAGTCATAATACAACAACACATAATAATCAATTTAATATTAATATGTTTTTAAATGAGCACTGTAAGAATGCTATGAATTTAACAGATTTTATTCATTCACTTCCTATAACCAATGAAACATATGATAATACCATAGAAAATGGTTTAACAAAGACAATTACTAGTTTAATAACAAATGGTTTAAATAATATGGATGTATTAGAAAGACCAATACATTGTACAGACCCTAATCGGAAGAAGATGTATGTAAAAGATAATAATGTTTGGGAGAGAGATAATGAATTAAATTTATTATTAGATGGTATTAAAACACTATCATTAAAACAAAGGATTTCAATTAATAAATGGCAGGACGCAAATACAGGTTGGGAAGAAAATGAAAATTTACAAACAAAATTAACTACGCTCGTATTTAACTCAATGACTTCTATTGAAGACGATGAAAAGGAAACAAATAAAATAATAAGAGCAATTGGAAAAAGTACCTATTTATCAAATGATATTAAGAACGAATATGTCTAATTTAGGACGAATATGATTTTATTCTTTTTATAGTGTATAATGGCTAAAACATACAATCATAAAAAAAGAAGAAGAAATTCTACAAGAAAAAGTGGAGGTGCAAAATCATCTCTTTACAATGCTATGAGTAAAGGGCGAGAAGAAGCGAATAAACATTATGAAAGGTCTATGAAGGCTTATCAACCACATGCTGATAAGTTAGTATCAGATATGAATAAACAATACAACAAACAAAAGTATAAAAATACAAGTAATTTTGCTGCGGCTAAATATGGAGAACATATGTTCAATAAATCTAAAACAATGATGGCTCCTCACGTGGAAACCATAAGAACCAAGTTTAATGCTAATCAAGCATTACAAGCGGCTGCTAGATCACAAGCAGGTAGTCCACAATCTAATTTTCAATATGGAAGTCCTGGTGTAATTGCTACAAGAGCACCGACTATTTATGATCCTTAATAATTAAATTAATAATAATTTGAATTTAATTATTTAAAATGATGTTCCAAAAGCTCCAAATCCTTCATTAGCAGCCATAGGTTCAAAGTTATC